TACCCTTTTCTCTCTCTGGGATACTCAACCCTGCAAAATCTTTCGATTTTTCTAGAGTGTCTGCCACACCTTCCCAATACTGTCTTAATTCTTTTTGTTGTCCTTCAACTGTTTCTCGTTGAGATACAACCATATCTTCTCTCTGTTTTACTTGCACTTTTGCTAACGCGTCTTTTGCCTGCATTGCTTTATTGTGAAGTTTTCCAGTGTCTTCATAATCTTCTAATAATTCTTTAATGAATTCTTGATCATGTCCTTTTACTGTAAAGTAGTCTCCTAAGATTGCTTTTTGACTTCTAACGTCATCTTCTTTTACTTCTATTTTACTGTAATCTAAACTTGGATCATACGCCTGCATAAATTTCTGAGACTCTCCTCCATTTAAAACATAATCTAAATGTTCTTTAACTAGTGGGAATTTTGATAATGTACTTTCCATTTTTTCTTCTGCTAACTGTGTAGCTACATCCTCAGTTAAATTAGCTAATCCTTCTGGGGTATCATCATACTTTGCTCCCTCTGTATCAAATCCAAGCTTTTCTAAAACTTCAAACACAACACTTTTATCCTCCTCGCCTTCATTTTCAGTAGGCTCAATGTCGTCATCATCTTCTTTAACTTCTTCTTTAACTTCTTTTTTTAGCTTTGGAGCTTCTACTTCTTCTATAACTTCTTCTTCTTTTTTATCTTCAATGTCTTTTTCAAGTTCATCTGAAGACTCTAGTACGGGAGGCTGGATCTCATCCACAGTAGCCATTTCGGCTCCATCCCCTAGTATAACATCATCAAATGTGATGTCATCTAGCTGTATTTTTTCATTTGGGTTCATATATATATTTATTGGTTTAGGTTACAAAATTACAAATTATATTGATATTTTTTATACTTTTTAGTTTTTTGGTTTTTGCTTTAATATATAGCACTAGTATCTACTTTTTAAAATCCATTTTGTACCCTTCATAGAAACGCTTTTTAGATTTAGATAAGTCTTTTATGTTATTATTCTTTCTGTAGTTGTCATTATAGTAGTGAAACATTCCTAAAGTATCAGTAACTTCTGGTATTGCTTCTGGTGTTCTCCCATATACCATTCTCATTGCTTCTACTGCTGCTACAGGATTATCTTTCTTCAGTTCTTTTTTAAAACCTGTTGAATCTGTTGGTAGCCCCATTTCTTTAAATCTTTTAAAGTATTTTTTTTGAGTATTGCTATACCCTTGACTTTTACCTTTTTCATCTACTCGTGGGGAAAATAAATCTGTAAACGTAATTGGATCTATAGATGCCTGTGAATTAGTATACTTTCTACCATATGCCTCATGATTATACCCCATACTATTTTCTACAAAATTAGTTGATTCTAATATTTTTGTTTCTCTCTCATTAGTAGAAACATTGGTAATAGCTGAATTTAATTCTCTTCTTCTTTGTCCTTCAGTTTTTTCTTCATGTTTACCCCCATGTTCATATTTAGATGCATACCCACTTACACCTCCGTATCTTTTAAAATTCATAGTTTTTACATCCTTACGTATTTTTTCTGCTTTATCAGATACCTTTGGTCCCCCATTTTCATACTCGATCATCTCAGAAACTCTATAAGCACCTCCGTCTTTATACTGATTTGCATCAGTAACCACATTACTTACATCTCCTCCCGTAGGATTGTTGGAAATTCCTGGAGGAGCATCTTGGTATGACTGTACTAAATCCCCATTAACTTGCTCAGGCATTTCCATTCCTCCTGGCATAGGCTGTTGTTGAGGTTGTTCTTGTACTTGCTCAGGCTGTTCTTGCTCTTGATTTTGCTTTTGCATAGCTTCTTCTTGCTGTATGATAAGATCTGTAAAGTTTCCTTTATACCCTTCAGACATAGCCTGCTTAATAATTTGCATTTTAGCTTCGTTATCCATTAGGCTTTAGGTTTATCTTTCATAGCTTGTATTTTCTTACCCTCTGTGTTAGCTTTAATTTTATCGCCTTGAGCTTTAAGTTTTAACCCGTCTCTCTTGATTGCTTCGTCTGCTTTATTTGCCCTAGAAACTTCTTGTTGAGATAAACTTTTAATATCAAGATCTTTTAATGTAGTAGAAAAATCTCTCATACTTTTACTTTGATTAACACTTTGAGCTATATCTGCACCTTCCGCCTGAATCATTGCTATCTTAATTGCATTGTCCCTATCTTTTTGTTTCTCTGATAATTCCAATTGTAATTTCTCTTGCTCTGCTTTTAATTGCGCTTGTGCTTGTGCTTGTTGTGCTTTACCTTGTTCAGCTTCTAATTCCTGCTGAGCTTTCTCTGCTTTTTTAATTTTACTTTTAATAACAGGGAAACTGTCAGACTCAAAAATTTCCATTGCAGCTGAAGCTGGTAATCCATTTTGAATCATAGCTTGAGACATACCTTTTATCATGTCTAGCTTCTCTTGATCTTTACCAGAGTTAGATACAAATACTCCAAAGTTAGATTCCATATACCCAACAGTGTCTATATCTAAAAATTCTTGTGTTCCATCAGGCATTACATACATTCCTTTTTTCCCAGTATGCCACGCTTCTTTTGAATAATCAACTAGAGCTTGCATATCTCTTCTTTCCATACCCTCAAACTTTTTAAATAAGTCTTCTGTAATATGTGAAGACTGTACGATAGCCTGCTGTGAAGATGATTTACCTTCATACTGTCCTATCTCTCCCTGTCTTTGTCTTGTAACTCCTGAAAGTTTTTCCCATTCAGCTAAAATAGATCCTAATAATTCTATATACTGAGATATAGTTTTAATAGACATATCTAAAACAGACTGATGTTGAGGTGAAAGTTGTATACCTTCTTTATTATAATCCACCCATGCAATACCTGTACCTTCTACATAATACATGAATTTATCCATATCCCATTTCTTAGGGATCATATTAATATCAAACTGTGCAACTATATCTTTACTCCTAGCAATTGCTAATTCTAATCTATATTTATATATATTATAGTTCAGCTGATAAGGAATACCTAATTGTACTAATGAAATGTTAGGGGAATTAACATCTGAATATCTCCTACCATTAATAGGTAGTTTACATGTAGATGCATCATCTATTGATTGTCTTTGGTTTGCTATTGGGCGAACATTAATAAAAAATCTACCATCTATTCTTGTTCCTTCCCATACTTCATTTACCCACAGCCATTCTATTTGTGCTCCAGTTTCTTTTAACTCTGCAGACATTCTAAATCCATCTGCAACTTCTTTCTCTTCCATATTACCTGTAACTGGATCTAAGTAAGCCATAAATCCTATACGCTTTCTAGATTTCCAATATACATTTATAACTTCTACTAATCTATTTCTATATGAATTAGGATTTTTAGCAGCTGAGCTAGCATGTAAAAAGAAATTATCTCCTTCAGAGTGTTTAGGATCTTCCATCTCTAATACTTGTGCCTCTGTTAAATAATCATAGTAATTATCTATAACAGTAGAAGCGTGCACATACTTTCTGACTAAAGCCCAATCCCCATCTTCTACATAATCTAAATCTGGATCTAAATCATAATCAATATCTAAAGGGTTTAATACTTCGTAAAAAGTTTCTCCATTTCTCACTCCTCTGTGAGTATAAGCTTCTCCTGAAACTAAAAAATGAAACCAAGCTTTATTAAATTTTTCTCTTAAGTTTTCATTGTGTACAATATAATTTAAAGCTTTTTGCCCCATTATAGCACGGTTATCTACATAAGAATTCTCAAATAATTGTAGTATATGCTCTGGTACTTGTATATCCATTGGATCCATACCAGTTTCTACACCTCTCTCACCTAATTCATTAACGAATTGCTTTTTAAAGTTTTCCATTAACATATCATTCTTAGCCTGTTCTTTTAAAGTAACAGAATCTGAATTTTGAACTGTAACGGTATAATTGAGGGGTCTTTTAGATTTTTCTCCTAAAAGTAAATCGATTATAGGTTTAATTATGGGATAATTACGCATTTGCGATGGGAAGTTTTTCCTAGACTTTCCATAAGGTTGCAATACATACTTATAATCATTTTCATCAACTATACCGTTATAGTAATCATAATATCTTCTCAAGTCTTCCCTACTAGATGTGAATCCAGTACCTTGATTAGAGAGATCTATATATGCTTCAACACATGCTCGTCTCCAACTTTCTGTTTTCTTAGACATTGGAAGTTTCTGTCTAGGTATTTTTTCGTATCCCATAATCTACAAATTTAATTAAATTTACTGTCGTTTTAACTACAAGAGTAAATATTACTCTCGTCTTTATATATATACCACTAGAACAGGTTTCTGTCAAACCAATCGTCGTGAGACCTATCTTCTAGTACATCTTGAACCTCTGCATTATATAGTTCTCTTGTGTGGAACATACCAATCATAAAAGCCATAACACGGTCAAAATTACCTTTATGGTTAAATTTTATAAGCTCCATTAAGAAAGCAGGATCATATATTTTATGCAAATTTAGTGTTTGTTTTCCATCTTCTGACTTATGTCTAGGAGAATTTAACCAATCTCTGATATATATTTCTCCTTGTCTTTTCCTAGCTTCAGTCATGTGCATACCAAACTGACGCTTTACTGTCTTACTTCTTAATTCTTTTTTATCTAACATTTCAAACTCTTCTTGAAGCCTGTGTAACTTTCTATGTCGTTTTGCATATGCTATAACTTCTCCCCTATCATTCTCAAATCCAATTTTACACCCATAATAATCTGCAAGCATAAATAGATTTCTATTATAATCATCTTGAGTTTTAGGCCTCCCTACATAAGAGGCTACAATCATATCGTCAGGTTGAGATAAATTATTAGGCCTTTTAATTACATACGCTGCACCTAAGGACATAGAATCTGCAGATTGATTTTGCCCATATGGATCATGACAAATTATATACATATTAACAGGAACTTGCTGCTTTGCGTTTTTATAAGGAGCTTCATATATAACAATTCCCCCTGTAGTGTCATCATCTTTTCTATGAGGATACTTTATAATCTGTCTTAAGTCCCCATCTATAGTAAACTTTATTTTTTCATCTTTATCATAAAAAAATCTACCTATAGTCCCAATAGATTGTAATTTACCTGCTTTTACTTTATTATACTGCTCTTGTAAAGATGCTACATCAAATAAATTTGCTGTAACTTGTAATGTAGCTTCTTGAGGAGAAAAAGGATGTTCTGCTATGTACTGATCTAATGATTTTGCATCAGCTGCTCCTTTTTTCTTATCCCTCATACTATTTTCGTAATCTACGGCTTCCTGTCTTATTGAGTTACCATCATCATCTATAAACCCATCTAAATTAGTTTGTATTGGTATAAAATAACCACATTTTGTGCCTACTGCTCCAGAATCCCATACATTTTCATAGTCCATACAGTCATATGCTTCTGGATTATAAAATATCTCTTCCATAGCCTCAAAATCTGCACCTTCTGTACCACCGGTTCCAAAAGCTACCATCATTCCTAATGTTTTAGACCCTTGACGCATTGTTGGCATTGTTACCTCCCATGCTTTGAGTAGTCCAGGGAAAGAACCAGCTTCCTCAAAGAAAACTAATTCTCCCGCCTTTCCCCTCACTTTATCTGGAGCATCTTTCAAAGATACCCCCATGATTTGAGATTTCATACCCATCTCAATCTCTAATCCATTTACTTTCTTTTTATATCCGGACATCTTATGCATCTCCCTATCTCTTAAGCGAGGTTGAGCCCAAGCAGTGTGGTCATCTATAAATGATAGGAACTCCCAAGCCTTAGATAGAAGTCCATCACCAATTAAGTATTCTTTTTGCGCTGCAAATACAAAGTTCTTACTATTCCTAACAAAAAAGTAATTACGAGCTAGCATACTCCCAGCTTTGTACGAATATCCTTTCCTTCTTGCTTTTAGGACTATCATATGTTTATTATTAGCTCTTGCTTTGTCTATTTCGTGAAAATATTGGTAATCTCCATCATAAAAGCTTGGGAAAGACCTTTCCCGTCTAGATTGTACAGTGCCATCTGGCATTTCTTCATCTATAGCCCTATCAATAGGACAATAATTTAAATAAAAATAATGGAATCCTGTTATATGTAATTCTCCGATTTTATATCCGTACATACAACGTCTTTTCTCCTCGTCCCAATAATCATAGTATTCTTTAGTACCTGGGAGAGCATTTGTATACACACCGTCTTTTAAAAAGGCGAGTGCAGCCGGTCTTGCTCTATTTGTCTCTTTTAACATCTATGGCATTCTTACTGTCCAAGAGTTCTTGACATTTTTCATAATCTTCTAGCTCTATAAAGTGATCAATAACCCATCCTATCTCTTCGCTACTTATATCCTCGTGTAAAAATGGATTAAAAGGTAAAGGGAATTCTAAGTCTTCATCCCCTTCTTCTAACTCCATATATACTTCTTCTATTGATATTTTACCTGTAATAACATTATATGCATTATGCATAGCGGTGTGATACAAGTCTAACTCTTCTAAAAAATCCATTACGTACTATATTTATTTACTTCAATTCCTCCTCTATTCGTATTAGAGGCCTGCTCTTCTTTTTTAACTATTTCTTCTAATCTGGATAATCCATCTACTACTTTCCCCATATTAGATAGATTAGCTATTAAATCTTTAGCGTGGAAGATAGGCTTACCGTTGTCATCCATCATAGTAAGGTCTATATCTCTAAAATACTTTTCTAATTTTACTATTGATTCTTTAGCAGCCTTTAATAATCTAACAGCTGAAGTTTCAATTAGTATTTCATACTTTTTACACGCAGTATTAACTTTACTACTTGGAATAAACTTATTATTCTCGCCAAATATACTGTTTTTTACTTCAATAGTACGTTGTTGCCACTCATAAACTGCAAAAGGTGATTTATGGTCTACCATAAAGTATACGTAAGCTAATTCCGTGGGAGATAAAGGTTTAAATTCTATTACCTGTAAAGCATATGTTGAAGGGACCGCTCTATTATCTTTTATATATATTAAATCATCCATTATGTTCAGGTCTATATTTTTCAGAGTTTGATTGTACTCTTATCGGTACCTCTAGGGCATCCCCATACAACCTCCTAAGTATTTGTATTCTATGATTACCATTTACAAGGTGATATTTATTATCTACATATTCTACATGTATACACTCTTGTAGCCCGTCTTTCAATAGATCCTCTTTTAATCCATCCCAGTCATACTTATACTTTGGGTTATCTATTGTGTTAGTAGTTTCTCTAATCTCTAGATCCCTTATTTTAATAAATTTTGGATTATATTTAATCTTGCTCATTTTTTTTATTTGTTAAACGCTTTATATGTGCCAGCCTACCTTTTTTTACAGAAAATTTACCAAAATACGGGAGACGAACACTGTCAAACTTACCTTCTTTCATTATTGTTGCTAGATATTTAAACTGAAAGTTAATAATCCTTTCTACCGTCTGTAAAGGAAGGTTATATTTATTAGCTATTTTATAAATAATAAAGTTTTTATTCTGGGACATCCTCAAATTCTACATATCCTTTATCACTTTGTTGTTTTTTATAATCTTCTACTTCCCCTTTAGAAACAATCATTTCTTTCCCTTCAGATTTTTTAATCTCTTGTAGTGCCTTTATAACTTCTTCATTTTCTTTATCAAAGATTTGCTGCTCTCTTACAACTTTTTCTTGTTTAGTCTTAGGTGTAGCATCTTGAGGCTTCCATCTTGTAGGAGTGTCTGGACAAGTAGTTGTTCTCCATTTAGCTTTATGCTCCACCATACATCCGCATTTACCACATCTCATATGCTTCTTCTGTAAATGTGGGCAATTGTTACACGCTGTTAATCTTTCAATATAATCTGCAGGCGTAGTTGCTGGAGCTCCTTCTGAAACCCATTTACCTAAGTCTTTACCAAAACTTTTAATCATACTAAACATTGAAGGTGGTTCTACTTCAAGGGGTTTTACTTCTTCTGGTTTTCTTTTATTCTCTTTCATAGTTAAAGTTATATTCTACATTCATTGTTAAATAATTTCCATATACATCCTGGAATATTACGATTTTATAAACATCATCTTCAAAGACTGATATTACTAAGTGTTCTATTCCTTTTCCTTTAGACATCTCTATTGATTGTTATTTCTACTACTTCCGTTGCTGGATTTAGCATTGGGTTCAATATATACATACCATCTCTTTTAAATATAACACCTTTGTCTTTATATTTTTTAATATAGTTGTTTAAAGTGTTAGGGTCTTTAATACCTATAATAGATGCTACAGCTTTTTTTACACTTACACTACACAGATTCACATCTTCTTTTGTTATTTGCACATCAATAAAAGAAGCTAAGATACTTAACTCTTTATTAGTTAGTCCAAATATACCATTCCATATCTGTAGATATTTATAAGTACTATTTATACTAACTGTTATTTTTTTCTTTATCATCTTCTAAAATTTTAATTAAAGCATTCTTATTATGTAGGGGTCTTGCATTTTTACCTCTATGTAAACTCATAGCATAATACTCTGATGGTTTATATATTTGTTTTACTTCCCTTACCTTACCTTTACTGTTGTATTTAACAATCCACCTAATATCATCTGGGAATTCTATCTTCTTTAAATAGTTCATATAGCTCATAGAGTAAATTTTTTATGTGTGTTTCCAGTTACTGTGCAAATATAATCTTCTTCAGTTGAATATAATCGTCTCCTACAGTTCTCTGTGTGAAATCCCATCCTATGTAGAATGTATATTATTTTATTCTTCATTAAATTGTATTTTTATTTTAGTACCATCTTCAATAATAATCTTAGACTTCTTAGACTGTCTATTAAAAGCTTCTATGTGGGGGAGTAAATCTAGTTGCGCATGAAGATAAGACAAGAATACTTGTATCTCTTTAGAGGCGGTAGACGTAGATTTAATAAGGGTGTCTGCGTTGTTAGAGGCTTCTAGTAAAGTTTGGAAGTCACTAATAGAAATGGTGACTGTTCCGTTTACCACTTTCCTAAAACCTGATGTTCCCCTACTAATAAGTAATCTTTATCCTCAATCCTAGCTTTGATAGCTTCTGATCTTGGATCTACCATTACAGTATCGCCTTTCTTTATAAATAAGCAGTTGGGACCTACACATAAGACTTCTAATACATTAGACCTTTTAGCATTTTCTGCAGCTGTAGTTTCGTCTAATATAATACCTGACTCTGTTGTTTCGATTGTTGGGTCTGGAAGTACCATCCAGTTTCCACTTGGTTTGAATTTCATAATTTATATATTTAGTTTGTGCAAAGATATAAATTATTCTTTTATACTTCCAACTATTTTAAGATATTTTTTTTGACATTTCTAAATTTGATATAGTTCACCCCCTTGTGGTGTTAATTTCAAGTTTGGATTTCACTCTAGCAGTACTCCCATTTTACTCTGGGGACCTAAGGATAGTAAGACTGATGTTAATTCACCGCACATACCTGTGTGCTAATTCTACCCTAACTATAGTTTATACACTACTCTTTCGCAACTACCGGAGAAAAATCTATCCTTATTTAGGACTGCAATCCGATGTCTTTTCCCTTGTCTGGTTACCGAGGGATGATATTGTTGCGGTGCAAAAATAGTAAAAAAAATATTATAATAACAATAAATTGAAAAAAAATTTAATGGAGGAGTTGTGAGAGAGGGAAGGTATTTGGAAAGTCACCCTACCTAAGTCTTTCATCTCAACCACCCCCCGGGTGTTAATTGTGGTGTATTAATAATTATTTACTAATCAAAACAACAGCAATCATGGCAGAAGAAACAACAACTCTTGACGCACAACTAGATGCGTCACCAGTAACAACAGTAGTAATGGATAGTCTACACTCTAGATTTCCTGAGGGAGAACTCCTCAATTTAAAAGAGTTCACAGACTTTAGTAACGTTGGAGAACAGCGTCCTGTTTACCTTGATGGTAAGCGTGCTTACGATGATAATGGTAAGCCTGTAATGGAGGACATCTTTCGTTACTCAGTCTACGACACAGATGGTAAGTCTACCATTGGACAGTTCAAGTTTAGTGAGCCTTCAATCTCTTGGAGTTACATCAGAGTACAAACACTTCATTACACTAATGATGATGGTGAGCAATACTTGTACTTCAAACTAATGAACAAACTTGACACAATTGCTGATGTTCAGAACTTTGTTAAAAGCAAATCTTTGTTGCTTGAACTTGCAGACAAACTGTAATACTAACGCCTTCACTCCTCCGGGAGTGAGGGTATTATATAAATAACATAACATATATTTACATCCTCTAACCAATTGTTGTTGGATGAAGTGAGGCGTTTGTGGTTGTGAGAACCACATCACATTCGCACCATTTCACACTATGTTGAGACATAAGACTAGACTACTAATTAAACTACTATAGCATAAACACTATGAAAGATACAAACGACTACATAATAACTGATACTTATCTTAATAGTCAAAGACTAACGATAAGTAAATTAAAACAAGATAAAGAAAGACTTATAAAAGAAAATAAAGCCTTGCTTATGGCTCTTGGAACTATACCTTCAGCAATTAGATATAAGTATAAACTAGTTGGAAAGAAGATGTGTTACGATGAGTGATATATATCATGTACCTAAATATAAACCAAGATGGACACTTAGAATAGTATTTATATTAATACTCTTATCCATCATAATATTAACAAACTAAAGAGAATAAATATGGGAGCAATGGGAACATTAACAATATTCATCTTGGTTATGATGGCAATCATTATAATACCAAGCTTGAGACCTCCAAAGAATAAACTATTGGAGAACATGGAGATTGAAGCGTTAAAGAAAGAGTTAAAGATGTACAAGGATAGTGAGGCGATGGATAAAGATGCAATGGAATATACTGCAGAAGATGATGCCTCTTTAAAACAAGATTACTCATATCAGATGGCTATGACTGAAGAGGAACATATGGAAGCTATG